CCTCCTCGTCTTGTCGTTGTTGTAGGTCTTCTACTTGTCCTTTCATGCTCAAAAATGTGGACAGTAACTCTCTCGACTCCTCGTTCAGCTTGCCTTTAAAGTTGGGCAAGATTGCTTGCTGTGCTTTGAATATGCCCATAGCCTCGTTTTCGTCACGCTCCGCAATTCTATTGTAATCATCGCGTTCTTGCTCGTTGTTTGCCTTTAATGCCCATTTGCGCCATCTAAGTGCCTCTATGTCTGTCTTGTATTGCTCTTGTTTCAACTGGTTGTATAAGTCTTGTTTAGTCATATCAATGCGCCTCCGTTGGTCGCTGTCGTTGTTTGATGGTTCACACTTTGCCAAATGCCTCGCCAATCGTCCACCAAAACGAGTGACCAAAATATTCAATCGGGTCATTGTCGCTTGGTTACTGGGCTACAGCCTAAAATTATTTTCTGGCAATTCTGGGATTCCTCGCGATGCGTGCGTGTGCGGCTGTGCGCGTGTCGCGTGCGTAACGTGTGCGCGTGTATGCGTGTCGCGTGTCCGTGTGCGTGCCTGTGTGTGCGTGTGTGTGCGTGGGTGTGTCCGTGCGTGGGTGTGTCCGTGTGCGCCTATGGGTATCCGCAGGCATACTCACACGCGCCTGTGGGCGTACGCAGGTGTACGCAGGTACGCGTAGGGACGCGCCCGTATGTGTACGTGTGTACGCGCAAGGGGGCGGGGGGGCGTGCGTACGCATGACGCGCTGTGTGGTATCCTCCCGTATACAAAAAAAGCCTAAAATAGAAAAAGGATTAGCCTGGTGTTTATACCTCTAAGTTGTTGTTTTCCTTATGTTTTCTAAGGCGGGGATTTAAGATGACTAATATATAAAAAAGGGTCACGTTGGGGAACTAAAAAGTTGACCTGCGGGTCTAAATAATGCTTGACTTTTGTTTCAAAGTATGCTATAATATGGATATAATTAAGACATTGTTTAGAGCCTTAAGTATACTTAAGTATCGTTTAGTTATTAATCTTTAATGTTAAATAATAAACGCTATCCTAAGGATACTTAAGATAACTTAAGGAGAGTCCAATGGACAGCGAAACGAATCCTCCGAAAAGGAGGGGGCGACCACGGAAATCAGATGTGGTGTCAAGAAAGAAAGGGGCGACAGGATTGTCACGGGGTCGTCCCAAAGGTGATGCGGCTATAATCAACGAATACAAGAGTAGGATGTTGACCTCACCTAAGTCAAGGAAAGTGTTAGAGTCAATATTTGATGCGGCACTTAACGATGACCATAAGCATCAGTCAGCCGCGTGGAAACTAATTGTTGATAGGATAGTACCTGTAGGGGCGTTTGAAAAGGATGTTGTCAAAGGCGCGGGGAAGTCAGCAATACAAATCAATATTACTGGTGTAGGTGGTGAGACTACAGTAGTATCAAATCAAGAAGATGATGTCATTGACGATGGGGAAATCATAGATGGCTAAAAAACTAGAACCATTTGATTATCGTAAGCATAAACCAAAGGATGTAGGTAAAGGAAAGCCATCTACCGAAATACTAACTGGTGTGGGTTTACCAGACGGTCAGGAAATGATTATTCCTACTGTATGGTGGGATGAAAAAGGAAATCCTGTTTTGTTTGAAAATGTTGAAGACGCTATGAATGAAGCGTTAAAATATGAAAAAGAAACAGGTTTACAGTTTCCAAGATACTCTACTCCAGAAGAAGCAACAGCCTTTGCAATAGCTAGGTCAAAAGCAGGAGGGGCTAGTAAAGGATTATTAGCAAGGGACATCAGTAAGGAGCAACAAGCCAAGACAGCTAAAACATTTGTGGAGGCTCTAAGATAATGGCTAAGTACTTTAATCGAGACGAGTTCGCTTGTCAGTACACAGGTAACAACGAGATTCAGGACGAGTTCATTGAGCGTTTAGATGAACTTCGGGAAGCCTGTGGTTTCCCATTTATAATTACATCGGGGTACAGAGACCCTAGCCACCCAATTGAAGCAAAGAAAACTAAAGCAGGAACTCATGCACAAGGCATTGCCGCAGATATTAAAGTCAACAACGGTCTACAGCGTTTCAAAATCGTTGAGAAGGCTATCGAGTTGGGTTTTACGGGAATCGGAGTTGCTCGTAGCTTTGTGCATGTTGACATCCGCAATCCTGACGATACAACCCCTTATGTGATGTGGACTTACTAATGGCTATTAAATATATCCATGTCAACCAACATAAGATACGTTCTAATAAAAAAAATAATGAAAATGAACCTGTGTTGACTGTCAAAGAAGGCAAGACAAACACATACGGTCATGCTGTAGAAATACACGGACCAAGTGAAATTATATATGGTGGTAACGATAAACCCATACTATCCTGCGGGGCAAGGGTCGTTATTAAAACCGAAGCGGATATTACTATTAAATGACAGAACTTAATGTTTCGCTACTACCGTGGCAACAAGAAGTATTTGAGGACGAGACTCGGTTTAAGGTCATAGCCGCAGGTAGACGTACAGGCAAGTCAAGGTTAGCCGCTTGGATGCTAATCATCAGGGCGTTACAAACTGAGAAGGGTCATGTGTTTTATGTAGCCCCTACTCAGGGTCAGGCTAGGGACATTATGTGGCAAGTCCTATTAGAGATAGGTCATCCTGTAATCTCCTCTAGTCATGTTAATAATTTACAGATAAAACTAGTCAACGGGGCAACCATAGCACTCAAAGGTGCGGATAGACCAGAAACCATGCGTGGTGTCAGTCTTAAGTTCCTAGTTATGGATGAGTACGCTGACATGAAGCCAGAGGTCTGGGAACAAATCCTACGTCCTGCCTTGGCTGACCAAAAGGGTGATGCGTTGTTCATTGGTACGCCAATGGGTCGTAATCACTTTTATGATTTATACACGTATGCTTGTGTCGGTGATGATAAAACATTTGCAGGTTATCACTTTACTAGCTACGATAATCCACTGCTAGACCCTGAAGAGATTGAAGCGGCTAAGAACTCTATGTCAGCTTTTAGTTTCCGTCAGGAGTTCATGGCATCATTCGAGGCACAAGGTAGTGAGTTATTTAAAGAAGAGTACGTTAAGTTTTCTGAAGAAGAACCTCAATCGGGTCAGTACTACATTGCAGTCGATTTGGCAGGATTTGCTGACGTGGCTAAAGCTACGACAAAGACTAAACGACTTGACCAAACAGCTATCTCAGTTGTTAAAGCAAATGAAGAAGGTTGGTGGGTCGCTGATATCATTTATGGTCGATGGGGTGTGGAAGCCACTGCGAGAAAAATATTTGAAGCTGTACGAGACTATCAGCCAGTGGCTGTCGGGATTGAGAAAGGAGCGTTAAAGAACGCTGTACTTCCATACATCTCAGACTTAATGAAGTCCAACAATAGGTTCTTCCGTATAGATGAACTTACTCATGGTAATAAAAAGAAAACAGATAGGATTGTTTGGGCGTTACAAGGTAGGTTTGAACACGGTAAGATAACACTTAACAAGGGAGAATGGAACGCTACATTCCTAGATGAACTATTCCAATTTCCTAATCAGCTTGTACATGATGACTTGATTGATTCGTTGGCGTACATAGACCAACTGGCTAACATAGCCTATACATCAGATTATGTAGAAGAAGACTATGAATTTTTAGACGCATACGCAGGGTACTAATATGTTACTGGAAGATAAAGAAGAATTGACAATTGAGCAAAGCCTAGAAGGTTGGGTCATAGAAAAATGCCAAAGTTGGCGTGACCATTATGAATCTAACTACGGAGTAAAGTTTGATGAGTACTATCGTCTTTGGCGCGGTCAATGGGCTGAAGAAGATAAGACAAGACAATCAGAGCGTTCCAAGATTATATCTCCTGCTTTACAACAAGCAGTTGAGTCGTCCGTTGCGGAACTAGAGGAAGCTACCTTTGGTCGTGGCAAATGGTTTGATATTGAGGATGACGTAGCGGACAACGAGAAACGCGATATAGCCGTTCTACGTGAAGTCCTATACAAAGACTTTAAAAAGAATAAAGTCCGTAAGAGCGTAGCTGAGTGTCTTATTAATGCGGCAGTATTCGGTACAGGTATTGCTGAAGTAGTATTAGAAGAAGAAAAAGAGTTTCAACCTGCAACACAACCCGTAATGGGTGGCGACTTAACAGCGGTTGGTGTCAACATCGTAGATAAAACCTGCGTCAAGCTACGACCCGTTATGCCACAGAACTTCCTTATCGACCCGTTAGCTACCTCCGTTGAAGAAGCGTTGGGTTGTGCTGTAGATGAATTTGT